CAACTGAGATCCTCGCAGAAATCAACCGCGAAGTCATCAGAACCATCTACAAAACTGCTGAGCAGGGCGCTGTTGCTAACGTTGCAACCGCTGGTGAGTTCGACCTCGACATCGACTCCAACGGTCGTTGGTCTGTTGAGAAGTTCAAGGGTCTTCTGTTCCAAATCGAGAGAGACGCTAACGCAATTGCACAGCGCACTCGTAGAGGGAAGGGCAACATCATCCTGTGTTCCGCAGACGTTGCTTCCGCTCTGACCATGGCTGGTGTACTTGACTACACCCCAGCACTCAACGCTAACCTGAACGTTGACGACACTGGTAACACCTTCGCTGGTGTTCTGCAAGGTAAGTATCGTGTATACATCGATCCTTATGCTGCTAACTTGACTTCTGCTAACGCAGCAAGCAACAGCGGCAACCAGTACTACGTCGTTGGTTATAAGGGTACTTCACCTTATGACGCAGGTCTGTTCTACTGCCCATACGTTCCTCTTCAGATGGTTCGTGCAGTTGGAGAGAACTCCTTCCAGCCTAAGATTGGCTTTAAGACCCGCTACGGCATGGTCGCTAACCCATTCGCAGCAGGAACCACCCAAGGACTGGGTAACCTGGTTGTTAACGCTAACCGCTACTATCGTCGCGTTGCTGTTAAGAACCTCATGTGATCCATTGGATACACATTTTACAGAGACCTCTTCGGAGGTCTCTTTTTTTATGCCTTAATATATTAAGATTAGTTTTGTTTTAATACTTTTATGTAAAAAAGAAAGGAATGTATATGAAGTTACAAAAACTCTTATAGATATGATAGAATTACGGTAGAGGACACGCTTATGTAACCAAATTCCTCTTTGGTATGTTGTTATGTCCTTAATATCCAGTATAATGGAGGACATTATGCACAATCTCATTTCACATAATCAGTTAGCGGGTTGGAAACAAAGTGTCAAGCGATTAACGAACACCTTAGACCGCTCCATTGAGGAGTCTGACCTAGTAAATGATTATTATAATTGTCTTATAGAATGCGACAATGACCAAGCGACATGTAAAAGAATCTGTAGGAGGATTTTAAGCTGAGTCACAACGCGCTAAGGAGGGTTGACTACCCTCCTTTTTTAATATCTAAATACTTAAAAAACCAATGGCTGATTTCAACCCAATTGAGAATAGGAATTTTCTATCTCCTACTGGTTTTAAATTTAAGTTGGAGAAGGCACCTGGAGTATCCTTCTTCTGCAACCAAGCCAATATTCCGTCAATAGATCTTGGAATTGCTACCCAACCATCTTACCTGAAGGATATTGATGTACCAGGAGATAAGTTAGTATTTGGCGATCTGACTCTTAGATTTTTAGTCGATGAAGATCTTAAGAACTATATGGAAATCCAAAACTGGATGAGAGGATTAGGATATCCAGAAGATCTAAATCAAATTTACGATCTCCAGAAGGTTGGTAATAGGGTAATGGATTCACCAACCAGATCCAGAGGAATGGAAAATATATATTCCGATGGAACAATGCAGGTATTAAACAGCAGTCTTGTTTCAAACTTCAATATTAATTTCCAAGGTCTTTTCCCATATTCCTTGACAACTTTAAGTTTTGATGCTACCGATAGTGATATTGAATACTTTACATCAGAGGTATCTTTCAAGTATACTTATTATGAAATAACAGACCTATCAGGAAAACTACTACACAAATGATTGATCTTGATAAACTTCAAGAGATGTGGGAAAAAGATTCTAAGATTGATATGGATAATCTCCATACAGAATCAACAAATGTCCCTGCTCTCCATGCGAAGTACTTTGAAATGTATAACACTATCTTCCTGATGAGGAAGAAAGCAGAGCAACAAAGGAAGAATATTAGACACGAACGATATGAATATTTTAGCGGTAAAGCGGACCCTGATGTCTACGTGGAGAATCCGTTTCCCAAAAAGATCAGAGATAAAGACACTATGCAAAAATATTTGGACGCAGATCAGAAACTCTCAGGAGTTTCGTTGAAAATTGATTATTATGATACGATGCTAGTTTATATTGAGAGTATACTGAAACAGATTAGTAATCGCACTTATCAAATTAAAAACGCTATAGAGTTTATGAAATTCAACGCAGGGCTAGGATAATGGAAGAGGAAGAGTATTATCATATAGAACTACCAATCGAAGCAGTTCGTATCATTCATACTGGTCTTTCACAGGCAGTAGAGAAATGGTCTGGTGGAATCCCTGGAGAGCAGGAGGAATTGATTGCAATGAGAGATCACTTCTACAGAATTGTGTTGGAGCACAGGTTTACGAACATGTAATAAATACTCGTAGATGAATGGATCTACGTGATTGATACTACGGCGAATCTTGTTATTTCAAAATCCAACGAAGTATTTTTAAAAATCAATACTGAACCTCATATAGAATACGAACTTAGAGATCACTTTAAGTTTGAGGTTCCGAATGCAAAATTTATGCCACAGTACCGTGGTAGAAACTGGAACGGAGAGATTCATCTCTTTGATATGCGTTCCAAGCAAATCTATGTCGGTCTATTAGACAAGATTGTATCCTTCTGTAAGAACTATGGATACACTTATAAGTTTGAAGATAATAAGTTTTTTGGACAACCTTTTGAAGTCAATGAGATGATTTCAAAAGAGGGAGTTAAGGATTATATTCGTTCAATATCGGTCCATGAACCAAGGGAATATCAAATTGAGGGAGTATACGATGCTCTAAGGCATAATAGAAGGCTGTTGATATCGCCCACTGGGTCAGGAAAAAGTCTGATGATTTACGCCCTCTCGCGATATCATGTGGATACTGGGAAAAGAATTCTATTAGTTGTTCCCACGACATCTCTTGTAGAGCAGATGTATAAGGACTTTGAGGATTACGGTTGGGATACAGATTCATATTGTCACAAGATCTATTCTGGAAGAGAAAAAGACACTGATAAGAGTGTGGTCATCACAACATGGCAATCTATTTATAAGTTAGAACGTAATTGGTTCGAATCTTTTGATGTTGTGATTGGTGATGAGGCTCATCTATTTAAGTCAAAGTCTCTGATTCAGATCATGACTAAGTTACATACCGCAAAACATAGAATTGGTTTTACGGGAACACTTGATGGTACACAAACTCACAAGTGGGTTCTGGAAGGATTGTTTGGTCCTTCATATAAGATTGTCAGAACTAAGGAATTACAGGAAGCAGGATTCTTATCTAAGTTAGATATCACATGTCTGCTTCTTAAACATCCACCACAGAAGTTTGAAGTCTTTGAAGATGAAATTCAATATCTGATAGGACATGATCAAAGAAATAATTTTATATCTAAACTTGCATTAGATCTGAAGGGTAACACTCTTGTGCTATTCAGTAGAGTAGAAGCACATGGTGCGGTATTATTTGATAAGATAAATACTTGCAAAGAAGATAACCGAAAAGTATTTTTTGTCCACGGTGGAGTTGATACTGAAGAAAGAGAACAAGTAAGAGAAATTACAGAGCGAGAAAACAACGCAATCATTGTTGCCTCTTATGGAACTTTTTCTACAGGTATTAATATTAAGAACCTCCATAACGTTATCTTTGCCTCACCCAGTAAATCAAGAGTTAGAAATCTTCAATCAATTGGAAGAGTTCTTAGAAAAGGAAAAGATAAGAACAAAGCAATGCTCTATGACATCGCTGATGATTGTTCAACTAAATCCAGACGAAACTATACTCTGAACCATTTCATAGAGAGAATTAAAATTTACAATGAAGAGAATTTTAATTATGACATAATCACCATTCAACTTAAAGGTAAGTAAATATGGGAATAGAAGATGATTTTTACGCAACTATTAAATTTAAATCTGGAGAAGAGATCTTCTCTAAAGTAGCTGCTTCTGAGGAAGAAGATAGAACAATGCTCATTCTTTCTCATCCAATCAATATTATTGAAGTCAAAGGTAGAAAAGGAGACCCACTAGGATACAAGATTGAACCTTGGTTAAAGACTACAACTGATGATATGTTCATTATTAATATGGATGATGTATTGACTCTATCCGAATCATCCGATATTGATATGATTATGATGTATCAAAAATACGTTAGATCTGCTGATCAGATTGATGATGAAACCAGTAGATACAAACTCAGTCAAAGAGAAATGGGTTATATCTCATCTGTAGCAGACGCTAAAGAAGTCCTAGAGAAGATCTTTAAGTTAGAAACTAAAGATACTCAATAGTAGCTAAGCTTCCCTTCTAACCGGGACAAGCCCAGTCTACACAGTTATAGAGAACTTGTCAAGCATATAAAAAAGTGATATAGTGTCTACATAGTAGGACATATAAACTTATGATTGGGGCACCTATGGCCAAAAGAAAAAGGTCAGAACACTATGTCAATAACAAAGAACTGTTAGAAGCACTGATTAATTATAGATCTAGAGTAGAAAGATCGTACCTAGAAACATTTGGAAAAGATCTAACAGAACAAGACAAATCAGAAAGAGCAAAGCGTTGGCCAGGTAAACCACAGATTACCAACTACCTTGGTGAATGCTTCTTAAAGATTGCTACTCACTTATCATTCAAACCAAACTTCGTGAACTATATGTTCAAGGATGATATGATCTGTGATGGTATTGAAAACTGTGTCCAGTACATTCATAACTTCGACCCCGCAAAGTCTCAAAACCCATTCGCTTACTTCACGCAAATTATTCACTACGCCTTTCTACGTCGAATTCAGAAAGAGAAGAAGCAACTCGAAATTAAAAACAAAATTCTTGAAAAGACTGGTTTCGACCAGGTGTTTGACGACAACAATACTATTGACGGCAATAACTATTCAGACTATAATAGTATTAAAGATAACGTCCATCAAAAACTGCGGTACGGATGAAGGTTGCTATTATTACGGATCAACATTTCGGTGCCCGTAAAAACTCAAAACTATTCCATGATTACTTCCTCAAATTTTACGAAGAAGTATTCTTTCCTTCCTTAGAAGCAGAAGGTATCACTACTGTCATTGACATGGGTGATACCTTTGATAGTCGAAAGGGGATTGATTTTTCTGCGTTGTCATGGGCAAAAGATCATTATTATGATCGTCTAAAAGACATGGGCGTAACGGTCCATACTATTATTGGCAATCATACCGCATACTACAAGAACACCAACGATGTCAATGCTTGTGACCTCTTGCTTCGTGAGTATGATAATGTTACAGTATATTCAAAACCCACCGAAGTCACTGTTGGTGGACTAGATATATTATTCATCCCGTGGATCAATCAAGAAAATGAGAAGGAAACTTATCAACTTATTGAAAAGACAGTTTGCCCATGCGCGATGGGGCACCTTGAACTCCAAGGATTTAGAGTTAATAAACAAATCGTCATGGATCATGGTGCTGAGAGCGAGTTATATTCAAAGTTCACCAAGGTCTTCAGCGGTCACTATCACACTCGATCGGATAATGGACGGGTCTACTACCTGGGAAACCCGTACGAAATGTTCTGGACAGATGTCGGTGATCGGAGAGGATTCACCATCTTTGATACAGAAACTCTTGAACATGTTCCAGTAGATAATCCCTTCTCTATCTTCCATAATATCTACTACGAAGACGATAATCATCAAACTTTTGATGCACGTCCTTATGAAAATAAAATTGTAAAGGTTGTTGTTCGTAAGAAGTCTGATACTAAGAAGTTTGAAAAGTTTTTGGATAAACTCTATCACATTGGAGTTGCAGATTTAAAAGTTGTAGAGAACTATGACTTTGGTGGGTGGTTCCAAGAATCTGATTGTGAAGAGATTGAAGGAGAAGACACACTCTCTATCTTGAATAGATATATTCAAGAATCCGAAATCGATCTTGATAAATCCGAAATCAAGAAAATGATGAATGAGATCTACAGAGAGGCGTGTGAGATGGTCTGATGTATATACTTACGATCTATGGTAGAGAGACCGATGGTGCATATTCGGTAAAGAATGAACTTGAAGAAGATATACTTTATATCTTTCAAGAAGAGGACGATGCTTCAAGATATGCTATGATGCTTGAGGAAGAAGGTTCTCCTGAAATGCATGTCATAGAGATCGATGATGAACTCATGATCAAGACCTGTGAGATGCACGGATATAGATATACAATTATCACTCCGAACGACATTGTAATTCCCCCCTCTGATAATGATTACGTTTCATAAAATTCGTTGGAAAAATTTTCTGTCTACAGGAAATCAATTCACCGAAATTAATTTTGAAAGTGCCTCAACAACTTTGATTATTGGTCTGAACGGATCTGGTAAGAGTACAGTATTGGATGCCCTTACGTTCTCTCTTTACGGTAAACCATTTCGTAAGATCAATAAACCACAGTTGCCTAACTCTGTGAATGAGAAGGACTGTCGGGTTGAAGTAGAGTTCTCTGTCAATGGAGTTGAGTGGAAGGTAGTTCGTGGTATCAAACCAAACTTGTTTGAGATCTACCGTAACGATGCTCCTTTGGATCAGGATGCGGCAGCACTGGATCAACAGAAATGGCTTGAGAAGAATGTTCTCAAGATGAACTACAAGTCATTTACGCAGATTGTAATCCTGGGTAGCAGCACGTTTGTTCCTTTTATGCAACTCTCTGCACAGAATCGTAGAGACGTAATTGAGGATCTTCTGGATATCAAGATCTTCTCTTCTATGGGATTTGTAATTAAGGAAAAGATCCGTACACTCAAAGAAGACTTAAAAGTTTTGGAGTTGAAGAAAGAGACTCTCAATGACAAGGTACAGATGCAGCAAGACTTCATTGAAGAACTTGAGAATCGTGGTAAGCAGAATATCAAGGAGAAAGAATCTAAGATTTCAGAACTCTTGAATGAAGAGAATGACTTCATCAACAGGAACGAAAAGGTGAATTGGGAGGTTCAATCACTAGAGCAACGTCTTGAATCTCACACAGGAGCAACTGAAAAGTTACGTAAACTTGGCAATCTTAAGGGTAAGATTTCTAACAAAGTATCAACGATTACTAAGGAACATAAATTTTTTACAGAGAATACGGTCTGTCCGACCTGTAATCAGGACATTGAAGAGACCTTCAGAATAAATAGAATTACCGACGCTCAAAATAAAGCAAAGGAGTTGCAATCCGGTTATAAAGAACTGGAGGACGCGATTAATAAGGAAGAAGAGCGAGAGCGTCAATTCACTACCCTATCGAAGGAGATCTCAAAACTCAATAATGATATTTCTAAAAACAATGCTAGGATTTCTGGATGTCAGCGACAGATCAGAGATCTGGAATCGGAAATTCAAAGAATTGCCGACCAACTTGCAAATAGAAATGTTGAAGATGACAAGTTAACCTCTTTCAAGGAGAATCTAAAAACTACATACGACGAACTCGCACAACGTAAGGACACAATCAACTATTACGATTTTTCGTATAGTTTACTCAAAGACGGTGGAGTCAAATCCAAAATCATTAAGAAGTATCTACCGCTGATAAATCAGCAAGTCAACCGTTATCTTCAGATGATGGACTTCTACATTAACTTCACACTTGATGAGGAATTCAACGAAACCGTCCAGTCCCCAATACACGACAACTTTTCATACAGTTCATTTAGCGAGGGAGAGAAAATGCGAATCGACCTGGCCCTCCTCTTCACTTGGAGAGAAGTGGCCAGGATGAAAAACTCAGTCAACACAAACCTATTGATTATGGATGAAGTGTTTGACAGTTCTCTGGATGGTATGGGAACAACAGAGTTCCTTAAAATTATTCGATACGTAATCCAAGACGCAAACGTATTTGTAATCTCACACAAGACTGGTCTTGAAGATAGTTTCCAGAATGTGCTACGATTTGAAAAACTCAAAGGTTTCTCAAACATAGTCCAATGACACCTAACTGGCAGCATCATTCAAAGAAAGAAAAGAAACGAAAACTTAAACCGCAAGCAATGAGGGCCAGGCGAGAAGCACTGCGCCAATTCAAAAAGCGTCACATGGGTCGTCCGAAGGGCGACCTTTCGTCGTATTATGGCCCTATACGAAAGGAACTCCAATGGGAATCAATCTAGAGATCAAGGGGCAACTTGCTAAACTGCTTGCTACCGAAGACCTTATCATCGAGAACAAGGAAGTCCGCACTGCTTCCTTCAATGTGGATTCCCGTGTTCTGACCCTACCTATCTGGGACAAAGCAGATAACAACGTGTATGACCTGCTGGTAGCACACGAAGTCGGTCACGCAATCTTCACTCCTAACGAAGATCCTGCTGACGATATCCCCCACCAGTATGTGAACGTCACTGAGGATGCACGTATTGAGAAACTGATGAAGCGTAAGTTCATGGGACTTGCTAAGACTTTCTACCGTGGGTATCAACAGTTTCACAAAGATGACTTTTTTGAGTTGGAAGGTGTTGATATTGATTCTATGAATCTTGCTGACCGCGTGAACCTTCACTTCAAGATTGGTTCATTCTATCCAGTGCCATTCACTGAAGAGGAGCAAGTGATTGTTGATATGGTTGTGAATGCTGAGACCTTCCTGGATGCACAGGAAGCAGCACGGGCAATGCACCAACTCCATAAGCAACAGAAAGAACAGGAGAAGGTTGCTAACGTCGAACTGCCTAAGCAAGAGCAGGGTGGTGGGGATATTGATCCCATGCAGGATAACCAGACTCAAGAAACTATTCAGAATGATGATGAAAGTGGATTCAATGGTGGTGGACCTGACACTGTTCAGGAGTTCCCTACTGAAGATGATGAAGCAGAACAGGATGATGAAGTCAAGACAGACACCAGTCTCTCTGGAAATCTTGAGAATCTGATCTCTTCTAATGCTGTGGCAAATGAGTATGTTGAGATTCCTGATGTCAACCTGAAGACTATTGTTAACTCTAACAAAGAAGTCTCTGAATACATCAACGACTTCTTTAACCAGTTCCAAGAAAGGAGTGAAATTTACAATCTTCCCGATGAGTCCTATGCCAAATTCAAAAAGTCAGCACAAAAAGAAGTCAACTACCTCGTCAAAGAATTCGAGTGCAGAAAGTCTGCTAGTGCTTATCATCGTTCTACTGTATCTCGGACTGGAGTCCTTGATTGCACTAAACTCCACACTTACAAATACAATGAAGACCTGTTCAAAAAAATCAGTGTGATGCCTGACGGTAAGAACCACGGTCTGGTATTTGTTCTGGACTGGTCTGGTTCTATGACTGACGTGATTGAAGATACGCTCAAGCAACTCTACAATCTTGTTTGGTTCTGTAAGAAGGTTGCTATTCCATTCAAGGTTTTTGCCTTTACTAATGAATACAACCATGCATATGATGATGAAGGTCGCATTACTGATGCTCCCGACCACTACACTGCCAAAGAAGGTCAACTATTTGTTGATCATCGGTTCTCTATGATGGAGTTTTTCAATAACGAAACTACTGCTCAAGAACTTGATATTCAGATGCGAAACATCTGGAGAATCTCTTACTCTGCCTGTCACTATCACTGGTCTGGGGGTTATATGTGTCCTCCTAGGATTGGGTTTTCTGGCACTCCTTTGAATGAGTCTATTGTTGCTCTTCATAAGATCCTCCCTGATTTTAAAAAGAAGAACAACCTGGAGAAAGTCAACTGTGTGATCTTGACTGATGGTGAGGCAAACCACCTTGCCCGTCACAAGATGGTTGAGCGTTGGGATAGAAAGGGTGATTCAAAATGTGAGATCATGGGTAAGATTCGTTTGAATGACCGATGCTACCTTCGTGACCGCAAGACGGGTCAGACTTACAAGATCCCCCATGCCTGGTATGACTTTCATAACATGATGATTGAAAATCTTTGTCATCGATTCCCTGAAGTCAATGTTGTTGGTATCCGTGTTCTTCAGAGTCGCGATGCAAACAGTTGGATGCGTCGGAATGTCAACTTGGATGAATTCTTGAAACTCCAGAAAGTGTGGAAGAAAGATCGTGCAGTGATCGTTAATGTTCGTGGTTATTCAAAATACTTCGGACTGTCTGCCGCATCCCTGGGCAATGAGACTGACTTCGAAGTCGATGACGGAGCAACCAAAGCAAAGATCAAGAGTGCATTTATGAAGTCTCTTAAGACCAAAAAACTAAATAAGAAAGTCCTGGGTGAATTTGTGGAGTTGATTGCATGACTCAATATAGAGATAATTGGAAAGAGATTGCCAAGGCATCAGAAAAGGATCCCAAAGTCCTAGACATTCTTGAAAATGGTCCTAGATCCCTTACTCAATCTTGGTTGTTGCAAGCAATGCGATACAAGTATGGAAGGTATGGACAGTCGGAAGACTGACCACTCAGGGGGCGAACCGCCCCCTTTACCGTATATAATAACTTCAGTTCAAACAAAGCAAATGGGTCTGTCCAAAGAAAGCATCATCGAATGTCTCCGCGAGTCCTATGGCGAGTCCGTGACTTCTGCTGAGATCAAAGCATTCTGTCAGATGAATGACTTCAACTACCAGACTATCACCAATAAACTGACCGAATACAAAGTTGGTCGTGGCAAGTGGAACCTGGAAGTAACGAAAGAGACTGTAGAAGAACTTGAAGTAACTTATAATGCACCTGCGGCAATGCCTGCCGTTGAACAGAACCTTATCCCTCGTAAAGATGATTCCTTCGTCCAGTTTGGTAATTTCACAGATATTAAGAAAATTATTAAGTCCCGTGTCTTCTACCCTACGTTCATCACGGGTCTTTCGGGCAATGGTAAAACGTTCTCTGTCGAACAAGCGTGCGCTCAAGTCGGACGGGAACTGATTCGTGTCAATATTACTATCGAGACCGATGAAGATGATCTTATTGGTGGATTCCGTCTTATCAATGGCGACACTGTATGGCATAATGGACCTGTCATTGAAGCACTTGAACGAGGGGCAATCCTTCTGCTTGACGAAATCGATCTTGCCTCAAACAAGATTCTTTGTTTGCAGTCCATTCTTGAGGGAAAAGGTGTTTTCTTGAAGAAGATTGGCAAATTCATTACGCCCGCAGAAGGTTTCCAAGTATTCGCAACCGCCAACACTAAAGGCAAAGGTTCCGACGACGGACGATTCATCGGTACCAACGTTCTGAACGAAGCATTCCTTGAGCGATTCCCTGTAACCTTTGAGCAGGAGTATCCAAGTCCTAAGATTGAAGAGAAGATTCTCTCTGCTCTTTGTGATGACACTGAGTTCTGCAAGCGTCTTGCTGACTGGGCAGACATCATCCGTAAGACTTTCTATGATGGTGGTATTGACGAGATCATCTCTACCCGTCGTCTGGTCCACATCGTCAAAGCATTCAATATCTTTGGTGATAAGGCAAAAGCAATTCAAGTCTGCGTAAATCGCTTTGATGAAGAAACTAAGCAGGCATTCCTGGAACTCTATGATAAAGTAGACTCCGACTTTCAAATGCCTGATCAGGAAACGGTTGACGTTCAAACTTTCTCTTGATATAATAATGGCAAACTCTTGGTCCTTTCTTTGTGATGAACTAAACATGGATGAAAACAATCGCAAATTTAAATACAGCGAAGAACAAATTTTGAAAGAGTTGTCAGAATATATTTCTGCAACATACAATCAGCATTACTCTGCAGGTGATGATAAAGTACAGACTCTTGATCTGATCGAAGCTTGTGGTGATGGTGAAGCGTTCTGCCGATCCAACATCCTTAAGTATGCCTCTCGATATGATAAGAAAGGCACTGCGCGACGTGACATTATGAAGATTCTGCATTATGCTGTTCTTCTGATGCACTTCAACGATAAGAATGCACAACGTGAAACCTACCCTCAATGAATATGAAACTGTCTGATAAGACTATCAACCTGCTTAAGAATTTCTCTTCTATCAATCAGTCTATTCTGATCAAGGAAGGAGATTGTATTCGCACTATCTCTGTGATGAAGAACATTCTTGCAGAAGCAAAAGTTCCTGAAGAGTTCCCTAAGGACTTTGGTATCTATGACCTGAACCAGTTCTTGAATGCCATCTCTTCTCTACATGTCAATCCTGAACTGGACTTCAGTAATAACGAATATCTGATGATTCGTGAAGGTAAGAAGCGTAATCGTTTCTTCTTTGCTGACCCCAACGTTATTGTGAGCCCTCCTGAGAAGTCGATCAGTCTTCCCTCCGAAGATGTTTGCTTTGAACTTGATACTCAAGTCCTTGGTACTCTGATGAAGGCAGCAGCAATCTATCAGGTTCCTGATCTCTCTGTGATTGGTGAAGCGGGTGTTGTGAAGTTGGTTGTTCACGATAAGAAGAACGACACTTCTAATACTCACGAAGAAGTTGTTGGTGAGACGGAAGAAGAGTTCTGTTTCAACTTCAAAGTAGAGAACATCAAGATCCTTCCTGGAACTTATGAGGTTGTGGTCTCCAAGAAACTGCTTTCTCGCTTTGAAAGTAAGAACCACGAACTGACTTACTACATTGCTCTGGAACCCGATTCTACCTTTGGTTGATGAAGCACATTCTCTTTACCCTTAAGGGGTGTCCGTTTGAACTACTTGATGACGAAAGTAACATCAAGTTGCTTCTCTACAACGCGACAAAAGAAGCGAAGTCAACTCTGCTAAATCTGGCAACACATAAGTTTGAACCACAAGGTGTAACTGGTGTTGCCATGCTCGCAGAGAGTCACATCAGCATTCATACCTGGCCTGAGAAGGGCATGGCAGTTTGTGATGTATTTACTTGTGGGGATAGCGCAGAACCAGAAAAAGCAGTAGAATATATGCAAGAGCAATTGAAGGCAACCGACATTGTTTCTAATCAATTTGAACGTCCTTTAGAATGAACATCTTTGTGACTTGCTCCTCCCCCAAGGAGTCTGCTCAAGTGCTTCCTGACAAACACATCGTCAAGATGCCACTTGAGTGTTGTCAGATGCTATCTATCGTTGCATCAGACAAATGGGGGCATGGATATGGTGAACTTCATCGAACTAATGGAGAACCATACAAAACTGAAAAAGGTGCATTCCGAAATCACCCCTGTACTAAGTGGGCATCGGAGAGCATTCATAATTCATATTGGTTGATCAAGCACGGTCTCCATATGTGCCATGAGTACACTCTTAGGTATGGCAAGGTCCATTCGTGCTACAAGACGCTTGTAGAGGCACTAGACCTGTTCCCAGAGGGTGATCTAGATAAGGTCACACCCTTTGTCTTTGCTGGTCCAGATGAATTCAAACTTGACACTAGTATTGACATCTACAGCAAATATAAGATGTATATTGCATCTAAACCATGGGTGTGCGATAATTACAGACGTATTCCTGAGCGTAAACCACAATGGGTGTAGAAAATCCCCTAAGTCCTGTTAGAAATACCAGGCAAACTTATAACAAACAACTTGAACGAGTAATCACTGAAGTTCAGGTTCAGTTTGCAAATGAGAATCCTGCATGGATTCCCCTTGAGACTCTCTTGGCAATCAAGAGCACCAACTGATTTTATTTTTTTATTATGCGCGACGAATTTCTTTGGGTTGAAAAGTATCGCCCCAAGACAATTGAAGATTGTATTCTCCCAGAGAATATTAAGAAGACCTTCCAAGATTTCCTACATAAAGGTGAAGTACCTAACTTACTTCTGGCTGGGCCTGCAGGATGTGGTAAGACCACTGTCGCAAAAGCATTGTGTAATGAATTGGGAGTAGATGTTTATGTCATCAACGGATCCGATGAAGGACGATTCCTGGATACTGTCCGAAACACTGCGAAGAACTTCGCTTCGACCGTCTCACTTGCGTCAACTGCAAAACACAAAGTCATCATCATTGATGAGGCAGATAACACAACCAACGATGTACAACTCCTCCTACGGGCGTTTACTGAGGAGTTTAGTGGCAACTGCAGATTCATCTTCACCTGCAACTTCAAAAACAAAATTATCGAGCCCCTCCACTCCAGATGCGCCTGTATTGATTTTTCAACCAATTCCAAAAGCAAACCCCAACTCGCCGCCCTCTTCTTCAAAAGACTCCAAGAAATCTTGGCTACAGAGAGTGTTGAATATGATAACAAGG